ATCCACAACGTCTGAGGAATCTCTGAGGATTCTACCATAACAGTTGTAGTGGAAAACTCCGTAAACTTCGAATGAATCTTCCTGAACTTCGTAGATTTCGTATTTGATGTTCTGCACAGGAGATTCAACAACATCTCCTGGCTGTGGTGCTCTGCCGATTGCACGCTCGATGTAAGACTTGTTGAAGACAAAGACCTGATCGTTCGTAAGCTCTAAACCAAACTCAGAAACATTCTCCTCAATTGGCTTCGGATCGTAAGATGCCCAAACAACAATTGCATCCTTTGAGACTACTTTGTTACGTTCTTCTAAGTAGACTCGATCGTAGTTCTCATTGATGAAAACTTTGTAGTAAAAAAGTTTTGATCCTGAGAGCTTGATAATCTCTGCGTCGATTGAGTTGAAAAGCTCTAAATCCTTGCTCTCGCGGTCGTAGAGAGACAAAAGGCTTTCTTGATCAATGTCGTGAGGTAGATCTATCTTGTTTGAATTACGAAATCTCTTATTCATGTAATTATATAGATTATAAATACAGAAGAGGAGGATAAATCTATGCTACTATCAAGAGCTTTTGGTCTACGACCTGTGACTCACTGTGCCAAAGGGTGTTAGCTACCTTCGTAGCGTTCTACCCAAGGATTGATCAGAACTGTTCCAATCCAAGAGCAGATTGAGGCGAGGGTCATATCAAATAAAATATTTTGGGTTGGGCTTCCACACAGGAAATGTGCGAGGAGTCCGACCCAAAATCCTAAGCAGAGTGGACAGTGAAATAACTCGCCTAGTTTCTCAGACTTTTCCTCAACTAGTGCTCGGAACGGTCGGCAAATCTTCGAAAAAACTACGATGTAAGTAAACCCAAAGACCGACAAGCACCAAGCAATCAAATCACTCATCTCGAATCTCCATAGGGAACATGTGGATGTTCGCGAAGACTTGTCTGTTCTGGTGCCACGAATCTCTGCCTACAAGTTCACCTGGAGACTCGTGCCTCAGGATGATTGGCGTGACCCAGTTATCGAAACCAGCCTCGTATGCTCTCAAAGTATACTCAAGATCGTAGAAGTCCCACTCTCCCTTGAACTTGTCTGGCTTCTTCATGTCAATCTTGTTCAGAGCACTTGCCTTGATTGCTAGGAATAACCCATCAAGAACTAGCACCCGTGCGTGAAGAGTTCCAAAATAGGTTGGATACATCTCTTTCCTAGATGCTCCATGAAAAGAAAAGCCTCTCAGCTTATTTTCCGGCTGCCACCACACACATTGTTTGGAAAGCTTCGCTGCTCCTGCCACTCCGACGAATCCTGCGTTCTTTTTGTTAACTGCTTCAACGAGTTCTCGCTTGAACTCGTCAGGACTCATAATTATGTCAATATCGTCGTGGCAGAAGATAATAATGTCATCATCCGAGGCATTTAAGGATTTAAATCCTTGCTCATAAGCTTCAAATATTGATTTTTGATTAATTAACAACTTAACATCAACATCTAAGCTAGATAAATATGTGACCAAATCCTTAGTTATCGGTCTAAGGTTGGACGATCTGGTTGGGATGAAAGCATAAATCTTCATGGCACTATTATAGCGATATGGATAAAAAAATAGTTGAAGAATTTAAGAGATGTGCTAGCGACCCCGTTTACTTCATCTCAAAGTATATCAAGGTTGTCCACCCTGTATTCGGGTTGGTCAATTTCAAGCTATACCCATTTCAAGAGCAGATCGTAGAGGATGTCAAAAACCACAGATTCAACATACTTCGCAAGTTTAGACAGGCTGGTTGCACCACTCTGGCTTGTGCTTATGCTCTGTGGTTTGTTACGTTCAACTCTCACAAGACGGTGGCTATCTTATCAAAAGGCGAGCGAGAAGCAACAGAATTCTTGGAAAGAATTTTAATAATGTATGATGAGCTACCCGAGATTTTCAAAGTGCCTGTCAAGGAAAAGAACAAACACACCTTAAGAATATCAAATGGTTCCGTTATTCGTTCCCGTGCTTCTGGTAAGCAATCTGGCCGTTCTATCGCAGGATCTTTACTTATCTTGGACGAAGCCGCGTTTATTGAGCAAATTGATACTATTTGGGCCGCAGTTTACCCAATTATTTCAACTGGTGGTAATGTGTTCGCGTTATCCACCGTGAATGGCGTCGGTAACTGGTTCCACACTAAGTATTTAGAAGCAACTGAAGGTCTAAACGACTTCCATGTTATTGACATCAACTGGCAGAATCACCCGGAATACAAGCGTCAAGAAGGCTTCGAAGAGATGTATGCACGCATGGAACAAAGAAGTCCACCCATCAATGTAGATAAGTGGGAACATATTACACGCAAGAATATTGGCTACAAAGAATGGCTACAGGAATACGAATGCGAGTTCTTGGGCACGGGCGAGACTTACATCAATGGTGAAGTGCTCAAACAGATAAACGAGGATGTAGACACTAATTTCGATAATCGTTACTGGAAGACTCTTCGCATCTGGAAGGAAGCTCACCCACACTACGACTATCTAATTTCTGTGGACGTGTCTCTAGGTCGCAAAGCTGATTACTCTGCATTCCACGTATTCAACTTATACGACGGCGAGCAGGTCGCAACTTACTACTCAAACTCAACTCCAATCAATGAGTTTGCCAAGATGATCAAAACTGTCGGTCTGATGTATAATGAGGCTTACGTTGCTGTAGAGCGCAATAATATTGGGATTAACTTATTAGCTAATCTCCAAGAAGTCTACGAGTATGGCAATCTTATGTCAGATAGTAAAGGTGAATTGGGCTTCCAAATTACTCAAAGCTTTAGGGAAAGTATCTTAGCTATAATGGAAGAGTATGTTCGCCTTCGTAAAGTTAAGCTAAACTGCGAGCGCACTGTAAAAGAATTAAATACGTTCATTGTAACTGAATCAGGGCGAGTGGAGGCCGATGTCAATCAACATGACGACTTGGTTATGTCTTTGGCTCTTGGTTGCTACGTCATGGAGAAGGAGCTAAATGATATGCTCTTTGCTCATGAACGCCAAGTAAATCACAGTGAAGTATTATCTAAAGAAGTGTTCTTGACAGGATTACTAAAACTAAATAATAAGAATCAAATAACAGAGGAAATGAAATGGCTGCTGAAAGACTAAACGAAAGCGGAGGATACACATCATTTGGTGGATCACCTACCAGACAAGGATCTACTCCAATAGCTACAGGGGTATTCTCACGATTCTTCTCACGATTCTTTGCTCGCCGTGCAAAGCCTGCACTTGCACAACAGCTAGAGCAGCCAATTGATCCAAATAATCCTCAAGCCCAGCAAGCCCAAACTGTAACAGCCTACAGAGATACAGGTGATACTCTAATTAACCGGGAACTCGGTTCCCTGTATGCTGGTGGGTTACAGAAAGGTATTCCACTCCTCGTAGAACAAGAACTCAACAGAAAGCAGCGTTATCGCGAATATGAGATCATGGATGAGTATCCTGAGATCGGCGCAGCTTTCGATATCTATGCAGATGACAGCACTCAAAAGTCTCTGAAGGGTCTTCGCTGGGAGATCAAAACAGACTCAAACATGCTCAAAGAAGAAGTTAACGACATGTTCGAAGACATGCGTATGGAAGACTATCTTTGGGACATTATTCGAAACACCTGTAAATATGGCGATTGCTTTATTGAACTTGTTCCTGATCTGGTGAATCCTAATGAAGGTATCAAGAAGATTAAGATCTTAGATCCTAAGTTTATCTTCCGTATCGAAAACGAATACGGCCAACTCATAGGTTTTGCACAACAAATTCCTGTCAAAGCTCAATGGAATACTGGTGGTTATCAAGGTGATACGCTTACTGGTGCTGAGTTCGTAATGCTTGACAAAGACCAAATTGTTCACTTCCGTCTCGCTAACTCAGACCCTGCTTTCTATCCATACGGTAAATCAATTGCAGCCTTAGCTCGTCAAACCTTCCGCAGTCTCAAGCTTATGGAAGATGCAATGCTCATTTACCGCCTCTCGCGTGCGCCCGAGCGTAGAATCTTCTATGTAGATGTTGGTAATCTTTCCTCTAGTAAGGCTTACGACTTCATCGAGAAGATGAAGCAGGCATTCAAAAAAGAAAAATATTATAGCCAAACCACAGGCAACATTGACGGTCGTTACAATCCTCTCGCTCCTGATGAGGACTTCTGGGTTCCTATTTCTGGTTCCAAGTCTCAAACTAAGATTGACACTCTTCCTGGCGCGCAGAACCTTGGCGACGTGGATGACGTAAAATACTTCAGAGACAAGCTCCTGGCATCTCTCAAGATTCCAAAGGACTACATTGTCGAGAAAGATCAATCACCTGAGCGTAAGGCAAACCTTGCACAACTCGATACTAAGTTTGCTCGTGTCATTGTGCGTGTTCAGAGAAGCATTGAGATCGGTCTAGAAGCCATTGCAGCACGCCATCTTAAGATCAAAGGCTATCCACGCTCATTGATCAGAAAGATGCGTATAGACCTTCCTGAACCCTCTGACATGTATATCAAGCGTCGTCTGGACGTTGATGAACAGAAAGCTCGTGTTGTTCAAGCTGTTCTAGGTCTGCAACTCTTCCCACGCGAGAAGATCTACAAAGACTACTATAACCTCACCGACATGGAAATCAAGGAAATCGAAGAAAAACTTGACGAGGATATGGAGAAGCAGATGCAACAACAGCAAGAACAAATGATGGCACAGGGTATGGGAGCACCAGGAATGGGGATGCCTCCCCCAGGAGGAGCACCTATGGGAGCACCTCCTCCAGGCCCTAGTCCGATGGATTCTGCTGAGAATGAGCCTCCAACTGAACAACCTCAGCAAGAGCGAGTTGAAACCCTCAATAAATTAAAGATTAAACTATTAAAAGAGGGTAATAGCGACTTGGCAGAAAAAGTTAGTAACAGAATTGATGAAATTCTTAAAAGTTAAGAGTTAAAAATCATATATACTTATAAATCGGAGTGATATTATGTTAACAAACCCTTTCGGAAGAAAGAGCAATAAAGTCCAAAAGATCCTCAAATTAGGAGATCAACTATCACTTTCTCTCCGTGAGAATGTGGAACTCATTGATTCTGAGGATTCACTCGTTACTTTTGTAACTGAATCAGGTTATGTTGTCGAGGGTAATCTCGACTTTGACACCATGGAATTCTCAGATATTAAGGTTACTACAACTGAAATCTTCGAAAGTGAAGAGATGTTTGATAATGCTATTAATAAGCAAATCACTTCAGTTCTAGGCTCTCTACTTGAAGATAACCGAAAGGAAGCAAGCAATAAGTTCAACAAGATTCTTAATCTTTGGGAAGCTCGTTCTAAGTTTGATCGGGTTATTGAGCGTCTCCAAGAACGTAAGGAACGTTACAACCTGTATGCTAGCATTGTTGAGAGTGAACAGTTCGTCACAATGAAGGAACTCAAGCCTCAGCTTATCAAATTCCTTAAAGAAAATAAAGATGAGCTAGCTAAAGTTAAGCAAATCTTAAACTCTGTCAAGCTCTCTAACACGATCGCAAGAGCCTTTGATCTCCCCGCGCTCTCACCAACAGATCTACACGAAGACACATTCCAAGTTCGTGATCGCCGTTTTGATAGTGTTTACGATGTTGTTTGTCAGCAAGAACTCATCAAAAAGGATCTCATGGAGAACAAAAAGTCTTTCACCTCCATGTGGCTAAACTCAAATGAAGTTAATAGCATCATTGAGTTCCTCGGGAAGAATAACGATGCAGGTCTTAGTGAGTCACTGGCATCTGTCATCAGTGCAAATCCTTATTTCGCTCTAGCTACCAAGAAGCAGCTAGTCGAACTTATTGAAAACTCACTCAGCTTCCAAGAAGTTGATGTCTTCTCTCAGAAGGAAATTAAAGAGTTCGTTAACAAGATTTACGAAGCTAAGAAGTCTGTCAAAGACATGATTGTTGAGAACCTAAATGATAAGTATGGAATCAACATCCAAAACCTCAAAGTCACTCCAAGCTTCAACGAGCTTGGCAAAACCCAAAAGGTTGTCTTCGAGACTCTAAACAAGCTAGCCCCACGCGGGAGCGCACTCAAGTCTACTCTTGGCGAATTTGCTAAGATTCTTGGTATGCACTCCGGTGTCGATGTCATTGATATCAATGAGTGGCTTGTAGATGTCTTTGTTGAATCTGATTACGCTGATCTAATCAACGAAACTTCACTTCTTAACTACATGAACTTCGAAAAGGTTGCAGGAGACCTTGCCAAGATTGGTCAAGTCCTCAAGATGCTACAAGCCGGTATGGGCGGCGAAGCAATGCCTGAAGACGGTCAGTATGAGCCCGATGGATCTTCTCAGGAAGATGCAATGGCTGCTTTACAGGGCGGAGGAGCAATGCCAGGGAAGGCCGGAGCAATGCCACAACAAGAAGAAGAAGAAATGCCTGAAGAAGAAATGGGAGATGATGCGGAAGACGAAGCTATGCCTGATGATGGCGAAGACGGAGATCTTCCAGAAGAATCACCAGAAGAAGCCGCAATGGGTGCCGAAGATGATATGGAATCTGAAATGGGCGGCGAAGAAGGCGAAGAAGGTGGCGAGGAAGAAGGTCAGATGGAAGAAGACGAATTCCTTTCCTACCTCGAAGACCTCGAAGGTCTTATCGACTCACTCAAGTCTAACATGGGCGTAGACGGTGGTGAAGAAGGCATGGAAGACGAAGAAGGTGAAGAAATGCCTGAAGAGGGTGAAGAAGAGGAAATGCCCGAAGAGGAAGGCGAAGGCGAAGAAATGCCCGAAGAAGAGAGTGAAGAAGAAGACGAGGAGGAAGAAATGCCTCCTAAGAAGAAGAGCAAGAAGCCTTTCCCTCCTAAGGAGTAATGAATGAGCGCAGAAACTACCGGTATCCCCCTGGTTGTTAGATACAACAGCCGGGGGCAGCCTGATGGCTTGAAAGAAGAGTTAAACATTAGTGTTAACTCTGTTTCTGCGATTACATATAAAAACTTACCCGTATCCGCACTCAGCGGTCTTTCGGACGTTGTTATAGACCCAAATAATATACCTGACACTCACGTATTAACTTGGTATCAGCCCGACCCAAACCTACCTGGAAGTTGGAGACCGATAGCGCCTGGAGCGACTGGTCCTGGTGTAAACAAGTTTAAGGACTTAACCGATGTTAGGGTGTATCCTTCGACAATTGATAAGAATATCTTATATTTAGAACCAGATCCCACAGACCCGCAAATTCCTGTTAAAATAAATTACTCAACTCTATCTTTTGATGATATTAAAGGATTATATGATTTATTTTATCCGTCAGTTACACCATCACCTGATAGAATCATTACCGTAGGAGGAACGAGTAAACCTTTTTCATTTATACAATTAACAGATACTCCTCCAACTTATGGCGGTAATAGCAGTAGTTTTGTTGCTGTGAATACTAATGGAACTGGTTTGATTTTTTCAAACATCAAGGAATCAACAATAACTGGTATTGAGGGTGAGATAGTTAATCTTCAAACTGATGTAGGAACACTACAAGGTAATTATACTAGTTTAGATCTTACAGGTATAAAGATCGCAGGAAAGACTCTTACTGGAACTCCAACCACGACGAATAGTATTATAAAGTTTACTGGGACTAATTTCGAGTTCGCTACCGACAACACCGGGTCTGTGGGGTCAACCACCTTTATTAGCTTAACTGACACACCAGGGACTACGTGGGATTCTAACGATGCTGATAAATTACTTGTTGTAAATAGCAACGGAGATGGAGTCTCTTTTCCTGGCACAACGATACAAGATGTGACTGCTGCGGTATCGTTCTCTACAGATCATACTAATACCACGACAACACCAAACCCCCACTCACAATATGTGCAACCTAGTGATGGAATCATTGCTTTTAACACTCAGGTCGATTCTAGTGTTACCGCAGGTGGAAATAACATACTTATTAGTGATGTCAGTAATAAAATAGCTAGGTCTACGTATGATACAACTGATCTACTAAATAGTAAAAGTTTGTATGATGATATAGAAAATAATATTACCGATGGTCATGTAATCTTCAAGGCTGCTGGAGCCTCTGTTGTAAGCGGTCAAGAGTATAAATTAGTAAGACTTCAAGATATTTTGTTAGCAAGCCCAAAGCAACTTAATGTTTTAGCTTATAACGAAACAGACTCTACTTGGAGAAATTATGGTATTGATGGCTTAATAGGAAATACCAATGGCATTCAAAACGAAAATGGGTTAGTTCTTCATTCGAGTGGTATAAGCACTGCTGGTCTTAATTCAGGAGATTTACTAGCAGTAGGCCCATCAGGCACTGTAGTCAGTCAGTCTTCTCTCTTACCAAGTATTAATCCTGCTCCGCTAGAAGACGACATAGGAAAACTAATCATTATTAATGAGGCGGCTGATGACTTGGTTGAGGCGTCTGCGCTCAAGTGGGATTACACTTCACAAGGACTTCAAGTTATCGGTGATGTATCCGCACAAAACTACTATGGAAACATAACAGGAGCTACAGGAGAGATCTCAAATATCTCAGGCGTATCGAGTATTCAGTTCGATATAAACATGCCTCCCGAATATTCAGCGGTTGAAGGCGAGGTTTATTACGACAGTGATGCAAAAACCCTGTCTATCCAGACTAGCCAATATACCACTCTACAAGTTGGTCAGGAGCAGGTTATTCACGTCAGAAATAACACTGGTGTTGACATAACTAACGGAACTGTAGTTTATCTGTCTGGTGTTCAGGGGACTGGTGCTGCGAAGCTATTGATCGGTAAGGCTGACGCTTCAACATCAGAAGAGATTCAAGATATTATTGGTATCGCAACTCAAAACATCGCAGATCAATCAGACGGATTCATCACAACTTTTGGTATTGTGCGAGGCATTGATACCGCTGCATTCCCTGTAGGAACTATCCTGTATCTAAGCACTTCAGCAGGTTTATACACTTCTGCTGCGCCTCCTGCACCTAACCACTCAGTTAGACTTGGTATTGTCCTACGTCAGTCCCAAACCGAAGGTTCAATATTTGTTCACATCGACCCAGGTTATGATATCCAGGATCTTCACGATGTTTCAGTGACCGCTGTTCAGACCGGCGACTTCCTTCGTTGGAACGGAACAATTTGGTCTACTAGTGGAACTAGTAGTATTGATCACGGCCTGTTATCTGGTCGAACTGACGATGACCATACTCAATACGTCTTCAAAAGCAACTCAACTCAAGCTAGAAACCTTATACAACCAACCGCAGATGTGCCTGCTCTAACCTTACAGGCAGGTCTAAGCAATACAGGTAGATTGTTTGATATTAAGGATTCAACGACTGCGACTGTCGCTTACATTACAATTGACGGAACTATCGTAACTAACGGTGGTCTTAACGTCGGTGGAACTAAATCATTTGTGATTGACCACCCAACGAAAGAGGGAATGAAGCTACAATACTCCTGCCTCGAAGGCCCTGAGAATGGTGTCTACGTGCGCGGGAGAGCTAGCTCACAAGTGATCGAGCTTCCTGATTACTGGGTAGGTCTAGTTGATGAAGGCTCCATCACAGTGAATCTAACCCCAGTCGGCTCCGCTCAATCAGACTTGTTTGTAGCTAACATAGCAGACAACAAGGTTTACCTTGCGCGAGAGTCTGATCTGCCTATTGATTGCTTCTATACAGTTAACGCTACAAGAAAAGATTTAGATAATTTAGTTGTAGAATTTCCTGCTTAAAACTTAGCTATAATACGAGCATATGGAAAACACATACAATCAATTCGTCGCCAATCTTGAAATGCTAGTTCAAGCCTTTAACTACGTTCAGAGCAACACCGCAACTCTCGATAAGAGACTAACTCTTGTCCACAAGAACAAGGAAGTTATGACTGATCGAATCGACGCTCTGAAGGAGTCCTGGGAAAAACTGACTGAAGAGATGGAAGAAGCTCTGAAGTCTAACTGAGCTTATACTTTCGCTTCATTAAGGAAACCAGTCGGGTGAAGAATAAATCTTGGAAGATCAGAAGCTCGTGGAGAGCGTTCTGAATAGTCTTCAGATTCTCTTCTGTAAACTCTTTGCTTCGTGTGATAGCAGAGAGTTGATTGACTATTTCCTCAAGGCGTAAGACTTCACTGTCGGTCAGTTGACCTGCCTTC